TGTGCTGCTCCCTGTGAATTGGTGGGGTGCCGTGGTGGCTCCCTCATCTGCCTATATACTACCATGTCAGGGAAGGGAGTACCCCACACCCCCCCCTATCGCGCGCGTGTCCCCGCCACCGAAAAACAGTATTTTACTCGCTAAATCACCAAATTTCGGCTTGGGACTCCTACCCCCCTAAAAATTTTTTGCAAATTTTCGGCTTGACAGGGTATATTCTGATGTGGATGAGATACCGGATCTTGAGACTGTGTTGGATGAGGCTGTCAGGGTGTACCTGATTGCCAAGAAGCGGTGTGTTCTTCAGAGGTATCCACGAACTACGCCGTTCAATGCTGAGGATTTGGCTAAACAGTATCCGGACTACTTCCATAGGTTCAAAGGCCGTGGGGAGTCAGGCAGTCAGAAGTACAAGGTGATAGGAAAGACTGCTGATGTTATACTGGAGGAGTATCTTGAGAAGTTGGGGTATCCGAGATGCAGTCCTTTGTGGCTGACTCTTGCAAATATTGTAATTGAGAGAGGGGAATATGAAAGCGAACAAGATTCAGACTTTGCTAGACCAGAGCGACGGACACGGCGCGGTCCTTATGACGGGCTTTGACGATTGTATTGTTGGTATACTGGAGCGATTTGGTGTTGATGTGCCTGTAGTGGTGTATGACCGTGAGAAGGTGATCCAGAAGTTGATGGACAACGGGATTGAGACTTATGAGGGAGCAGAGGAGTTTTATCAGTACAACCAGTTAGGTGCTTGGGTTGGTGATGGGACTCCTGCGTTTTTGATTCGGGTAGACTAAAAAAAATGCGAAAACTGGCTTGGCTAACCCTGCTTATTTTGGTTGGGTGTGCTGCGAGTTCTCAGCAGTGTTGGCAAGGCTTGGATTCAATAGACGAGGTCTGTAATGAATCTTGATGCGTTGGGCACCCTACCCATGGAACAGCAACGTCAGATTCTTGAACTGGTTGAAGAGCTTAATGAGGCGAGGGCACGAGAGTCTTCTCATGAGGACTTCTTGGCGTTCGTTAAACAAGTTTGGCCTGCGTTTATTGAGGGCGACCACCACAGGGTGATGGCAGATGCGTTTAATCGTATTGCTACCGGAGAGTTGAAACGGCTCATCATTAACATGCCGCCTCGACACACGAAGTCAGAGTTCGCATCCCACTTGTTTCCGGCGTGGTATCTGGGCCGGTTTCCGGATCGAAAGGTGATCCAGACGGCACACACAGCAGAACTTGCAGTGGGGTTTGGTCGTAAGGTCCGTAACTTGGTAGGCTCCAAGGACTACGAGAAGATCTTCAGTGGTGTACGCCTGAGTGCTGACTCCAAGGCGGCTGGTCGCTGGAACACAAACCAAGGTGGCGATTACTTCGCTATCGGTGTAGGTGGTGCTGTGACAGGTAAGGGTGCTGACATCCTGATTGTGGATGACCCTCACTCAGAACAGGAAGCTGCACAGAACGATCCGTCTGTGTATGACCGGACGTATGAATGGTACACTTCGGGTCCGCGACAGAGACTACAGCCCGGCGGTGCGATATGTCTGGTTATGACACGCTGGTCCAAGAAAGATCTTACAGGCAGCATCCTCAAGGCATCCATAGAACGTGGCGGTAGTGACGAGTGGGAGATTATCGAACTGCCTGCAATCTTGCCTAGTGGCAAACCACTGTGGCCCGGCTTTTGGCCCCTAGAACAGCTAGAGGCTTTGAAGGCAGAACTTCCTGTCAGTAAGTGGAGTGCTCAGTACCAGCAGGAACCCACCTCTGAAGAAGGTGCCATCATCAAACGGGAGTGGTGGAAGGAATGGACCAAGGGAAAACCGCCAGCCTGTGAGTTTGTTATTCAGTCTTGGGACACCGCGTTTCTAGCCAAAGAGACTGCTGACTACAGCGCGTGTACAACATGGGGTGTGTTCTATGGCGAAGACGGTGACGCCAACATAATTTTACTAGATGCATTGCAGGAGCGGCTCGAATTTCCTGACTTGAAGCAACGCGCATACGATATGTACAAGGAGTATGAGCCTGACGCTTTTATTGTGGAAGCTAAGGCAGCGGGAAGTCCACTGATATTTGAGTTGAGAAGGATCGGTATACCAGTATCAGAGTACACACCCGGCAGGGGTCGCGACAAAATCGCTAGGGTTAATGCGGTGTCCGACCTGTTTCACAGCGGTCGTGTGTGGGCACCCAAGAAAAGATGGGCCGAAGAAGTCGTAGAGCAGTTTGCTTCTTTTCCTGTTGGAGACCACGATGATTTGGTGGACTCATCAACACAAGCATTACTAAGGTTCAGACAAGGCGGCTTCATAAACTTGGAAAGTGATGAGCCTTGGGATGATTTATTGCCGACCAGAAAGGCGGCATATTATTGACTATAAGGTGTTATGTTAGCATAGTGTCTTAGGCGTTCAGGACAGAGAAGATTATACATGGCTGTAGATAAACCCCTACAAGATCTACTCAACCAAGACGATTTCGAGATGGGTCCGGAAGGGCTCACCGTTATCGAAGAAGAGATAGTTCCTGACGATACGCTAGTTACTGAGCTTGAAGACGGTAGCGTAGAGATTGACTTCGACCCGTCAGCCGACGAAGGCATGGCTGATGTTGAGTTTGACGGAAACCTTGCAGAGGTCATGGAAGACAATGACCTGCGGACACTTGCTGTAGACTTGGTGGGTAAGTTTGACAGCGACAAGAACAGCAGGTCCGAGTGGGAGCAGACGTATGAGCAAGGGCTAGACCAGTTAGGTCTGGAGATTGAGGAGCGCACCACCCCATGGTCAGGAGCGTGTGGTGTATTCCACCCGATGCTGTCTGAGGCTGTGGTTCGGTTCCAGAGTCAAACGATTCAGGAGATCATGCCCGCCAAAGGTCCAGTCAAGACGCAGTGTTGGGGTATGCAGACACGCGAACGAATGGATCAAGCAAAGCGTGTGCAAGACTACATGAACTATCAGCTTCTCGAAGTCATGACCGAGTATCGGTCTGAAACAGAGAAGCTTTTGTTTAGCTTGCCACTTGCTGGTAGTGCATTCAGAAAGATCTATTACGATCCGTCGCTGGGCAGACCCACATCTATGTTTGTGCCCGCAGAAGATTTTGTTGTTGCGTACAACGAGGCGGATCTAGAACAGGCGGAGCGTTACACCCATGTAATGAACCGCAGCACAAACCAGATCAGAAAGTTGCAGGTCAGAGGGTTCTATCGGGACGTAGAACTGACCACAGGCTTTATTGAGGACAACCCGATCACTGACAAGTTCAATGATATCGGTGGCGTGTCCCCTTCAGGTTCAAACGAAGATCGACACCAACTCCTTGAGATGCATGCAGATATAGACCTGCCCGGCTTCGAGGATGCAGATGGAGTCGCGCTTCCATATGTCATCACAATAGACAAGTCCAGCGACACGATTCTGTCTATATACAGGAACTGGGACGAAGAAGACGAGCACAAGACCAAGAAGCAGCACTTTGTGCATTACGGATACGTTCCGGGTATCGGGTTCTACAACCTTGGTCTGATCCACATGATTGGTGGGTTAGCTAAATCTGCGACCAGCTTGCTTAGACAGCTTGTCGATGCAGGCACATTATCCAACTTGCCGGGGGGACTTAAGACCCGTGGACTCAGAATCAAAGGCGATGATACGCCGATTATGCCGGGAGAATTCAGAGACGTTGATGTCCCCGGTGGAGTCATCCGTGACAACATCACTTTCCTTCCGTATAAGGAACCTTCTTCGGTCCTTTACCAGTTACTGGGTAACATTGTCGAGGAAGGCAGACGTTTTGCGTCTATGGCGGACCTTAAAGTAGCAGACATGAACCAAGAGGCTCCCGTAGGGACCACTCTTGCGATTATGGAACGCGCCATGAAGGTGCAGTCTGCTATTCAGGCTAGGATCCATGCAAGCCTGAAGCAGGAGTACAAAATCCTTGCAAGGATTATTGCTGACTTTACGAGCCCAGACTATCCGTATGAAACGGATGCAGGTGAAGGAATCAAGGCCGAAGACTTTGATGATCGCATTGACGTGATTCCAGTCTCCGACCCGAACGCTTCTACGATGGCTCAACGGATCATGCAGTACCAAGCTGCACTGCAACTAGCAGCACAGGCACCAAACATGTACGACCTGCCGTTACTGCACAGGCAGATGATGGAATTAATTGGTATACCGAACGCCGATAAGGTTGTGCCAATCGGTGACGAGGTGCCAGCAAAGGATCCGGTCACCGAAAACCAAGCCTTGATGACTCAAGAACCTGTGAAGGTTTACGAGTACCAAGACCATGACGCACACATGCGTGTCCACATGGTCCTCAAGAACGACCCTCAGATGGCCCAGCAGGTCCAGAACAGTCCTGCGGGTGGTGCTATCATGGGTGCGCTAGACGCGCACGTTAGAGAGCATTTAGCGTTTGTGTTCCGTAGACAGATTGAAGAGGAGCTTGGGGCAGAACTACCGCCTATGGGTCAGCCATTACCAGAGGATGTCGAGAAGAGGCTCAGTACTCTGATTGCGGATGCGGCAGACCAGATGATGGGCAAGAAGCAACAGCAGGCCGCAGCACAACAGCAAGCCCAGCAACAGCAGGATCCAATTATACAAATGCGTCAGCAGGAAGTGCAGATCCGTCAGCAAGAGCAGCAGCGCAAGGCTCAGGCGGATCAAGCCAAGCAGATGCTGGAACAACAGAAGCTGTCGCTCCTTGAAGAGAAGATGCAAGGAGAACAACGAATTGACATTGCCGAGCTTGGCCTGAAAGAACAAGAGTTACGGATTAAAGCAGAACAAGAACAAGTTCAGTTTGACGCATCACAAGAATTAGAGGGGATAAAGTTGGGTAGAGAAATAGCAAGGGATAATGACAGTGAGTGATAGTGTTTTGTCGTTGCTCAAGAAAAAACTAAGAACTCAAATGAATGAATTAGCCGACCATCTTGCTGTAGGGTCTGCAAAAGACATGGAAGAGTACCGAAAGGTTACAGGTATTATTGAGGGCTTGGCTTGGGCAGAGCGAGAGATTATTGACATAGAGGACAGGATGGAAGAGTTGTAATGCCTGCTAAGTCGCGTAAGCCTAAGCCCAAAGCAAAGTCGCGGGTCAACGAGGCTGGCAACTACACCAAGCCAACAATGAGAAAGCGGCTGTTTAGCAAGATTAAAGCTGGCACTAAAGGCGGCAAAGCCGGACAGTGGTCTGCCCGCAAAGCGCAGATGCTTGCTGTACAGTACAAAAAGAAGGGTGGGGGTTACAAAAACTAAATGGCTAAGAAAAAAAGCCAGAAGAGCTTAGACCGTTGGACTAAGCAAAAGTGGCGGACTAAGAGTGGTAAGCCTAGCGCAGAGACCGGCGAGAGGTATTTACCTGAAGGTGCGATTATGGCTTTGTCTGCTGAGGAGTACAACAGAACAACTGAAAAAAAAAGAAAAGATACAGAAGAGGGCAGGCAACACTCTAAGCAGCCCCCCAAGATAGCAAGCAAAACTAAAAAATACAGAAAAAAGTAAACCGTAGGACGCAACGCTCATTCGGAGCGCAACAATCAAACGAGAGGCAAGCTTGACTACGCTCGCAACAGAGGCACCGGAAACAGAACAAGAAGTTGCTCCGCAAAAAGATGGGGACAACTTTGCATCTCAACTGCCAGAGCCCAAAGGCTACAAACTACTTATCGCTCTTCCTGAAGTAGAGGAAACTACTGAGGGCGGTATCATCAAGTCTGTGCAGACCCAGCACGAAGAAAACATAGCGACCATTGTTGGTTGGGTTATGTCTATGGGTCCAGACGCTTACGCAAACTTCTCACGGTTTCCCAGCGGCCCCTACTGCCAAGTAGGAGACTGGGTACTGTTTCGAGCTTTTAGCGGTACACGGATCAAGATCCATGGCCGGGAGTTTCGGATTATCAACGATGACACTGTAGAGGCGGTCGTAGAAGACCCCAGAGGCGTAGAAAGGGCCTAAGATGAGCGAAGAAACTGGACGCATGGCTGACGAAGACAAGTTCTTAGGCGTTAGAACAACAATTGAACCGCCTGCAAAAGCAACAGAAGAAGCTCAACAAGACTTAGACATTGAGGTTCTTGACGACAGGCCGCAAGAAGATCAGCGGCCATCGGGAAAAACATCGTCCAAGGAGTCAGGGGACGATGACATGGCTACAGACGAAGAGATTGCTCAGTACGGCAAGAGGGCTCACAAGAGGATTAAGAAGCTCAAGTGGGAGTACCACGAAGAGCGCAGAGCCAAAGAGCAAGAGCAACGGTTAGCGTCTGAGGCTGTTGACTACAGCAAAACGCTTCAGACAGAGAACCAACGACTGTTGAGGTTGGTTCAAGATTCACAAAAGGCCTTGAACGAACATAGTCAGTACGGGGCCTCTACTGCGTTGCAGATGGCAGAGGCTCAGTTTAAGGCGGCTCACGAATCGGGAGAATCCGATCAAATAGCTGAGGCTCAAAAAGCTTTGACAAACGCGCAACTTAGAGAGGCTTCTGCTTCTAATGTGTCTCAGCAAGTGCTGGACAATTGGAAACAAGAAGTGATGCGCCAAGAGCGTGAAGTGAGCAGAGAGCAAGCACAGCAACCTGCACAGCAAATCAGCCCAGACCCAGCAGCCCTAGAGTGGTCGCAACAGAACGAATGGTTTGGTAATGACAAAGAGATGACAAGCTTTGCATACGGTGTGCATGAGAAGCTGGTAGGTGAAGATGGTGTTGACCCGAACACTCAAGAATATTATCAATTAGTAGACAAACGTATGAGGGAAGTATTTCCCAATTACTTCGGAACCGGCGAGTCAGGCTCTTATGAGCAAGTAGTTGTCGATTCTGCACCTCGTCGCAGGACGAGTCCCGTGGTAGCACCGGCCACTAGGAATAGTGGGGCGGCACCACGCAAAGTCACTTTGACTCAGACACAGGTTGCACTCGCGAAACGGTTGGGCCTAACACCCCAGCAGTATGCAACACAGCTTATCAAGGAAAGAAACTAATGGCTGACGAACGCGCTCCACGGGAACCGAGAGATCTTGAGAATCGCGAAAGCGAAGAAAGAACTAAATCTTGGGAACCTGCATCAATCTTGCCCGATCCTGAACCACAAGACGGATGGGTATTTCGCTGGATTAGAACATCAATGGTTGGTAGCCTCGACAACATGAACGTGTCAAAGCGTTTTAGGGAAGGTTGGGAACCAGTCAAAGCGGAAGACCACCCTGAATTGCAGATTATGAGCGATCACAAATCTGACTGGGCTCAGAAGGGCGGTATCGAAGTAGGAGGACTGTTGCTCTGCAAGGCACCACAAGAGTTGGTGGAGAAGCGTCGGGCCTATTACAGGAACCACGCTGAATCACAGATGCAAGCAGTCGATAACAATTATTTGCGTGAGAACGATCCTCGAATGCCAGTTCTCGCGCCCGACCGTAAAACCCGTGTAGCGTTTGGTGGCGGAAGCCGCTAATAGCTACTGAACATTTCCGAGTGACTTAGGACTTAAACATGGCTACTTCAGCATCACCGTATGGAGCCAGACCTATTGGTACACTAAGCGGATCAGGCTCGTTTACGGGCAAGGTCCGGCATTTGCCAATTATCACAACTTATGGAACCGCCATTTTTAATGGTGATTTTGTTAAGGTTGCAGCGAACGGTACCATTGAAAAGGATACCGGAACCGCGACCCTGACCAGTTGTGGTATTTTTATGGGTTGTGCCTATACGGACCCAACAACGGGGCAGAAGACGTTCAGCACACAGTGGCCTGCATCTAATGCAGCGACTGACGCAATGGCGTATGTGATGGACGACCCTTTTGTCGTGTTTCAAATGCAGGCCGACGAAGCAGTGAACACCACAGACCGTGGCCTAAACTGCGACGTTATTCAGACCGCTGGCTCTACGGCTATCGGCAAATCCAAAAATGCGATTGATGGTGACAGTTGTGCTACAACCAACACGTTGCCTCTTCGTATCCTTGACTTCGTGGACGGGCCTCACAGTCTGCCTCCGAAGGGAACGACAGCGAGTGATGCCTACCCCGATGTCATTGTTAAATTCAATGCAGCTAAGGACACCGATGAGTCATCTCATCAGTACCTTGCTGCGACTGGCGTATAGGTGAAATAAATGGCTATCTCACGCGCTCAACTACTCAAGGAACTACTACCGGGACTTAACGCTCTCTTCGGAATGGAGTATGCTCGTTATGACGACGAACATACTTCGATCTATGAGACGGAAAGCTCCAGCCGTTCTTTTGAGGAAGAAGTGAAGCTTTCGGGCTTCGATGCAGCCCCCGTCAAAGACGAGGGATCTGCAATCTCTTACGATGCTGCACAGGAGAGCTTTACGGCTCGCTACAACCATGAGACCATCGCCATGGGCTTCGCCATTACGGAAGAAGCTATGGAG